GCCCTGACCTTGAGGCAGAGGCCGCTAAACTTGGTGACAATGCAGAGGCTCGTATCGAGGCTGTGGCACTGTGGGCCAAAAAGACTGTGCCAGAAGATCTTAGCAACGAGATTATTCGCATGGGTGAAACTGCTGAAGGTATCCAGCTTCTTGAGTTCGTTATGGGCGAGATGCAGGGGCAAGCAGTGTCCAGCGAAGAGACAGCAACGACTGGCCTATCCAAGGGAGAGCTTGAGTCTATGATGAAAGACCCTCGCTACTGGAATAACGTCCAGCGTGACGCTGAGTTTGTTAAGCAAGTTGACGATGGGTTTGCCAAACTCTACAAATAATACGCTACCCCCAAGAGCGTAGAGGGAGCGTCCACACGGGCGTTCCCTTTTTCTGTTGCAAAAATGCACCATTTCAGGCATTATCATTCTGTTAGCGGCCCGTTGATAGCGGATGGCCCCACATAGGGATAACCAGATGATGCGATGCTCGGACAACCATTCCTGACATTAATGTAAACTTCTTTTATAAGGACTATTGAAAATGGCTAATACAATCGACCAAGCCTTTATCACGCAGTTCGAGTCTGAGGTTCACCTTGCTTATCAGCGTATGGGTTCGAAGCTCCGCAACACTGTTCGCCAAGCAAGCAATGTAACTGGCTCTACTGCAAAATTCCAAATCATCGGTAAAGGCACTGCCAATACCAAAACACGCAACGGTGACGTTACTGGCATGGAGTTGGCACACACCAACGTAACTGCCACACTGACCGATCACTATGCACCTGAGTATATCGACAAGCTGGACGAGTTGAAAATCAACATCGACGAGCGTCAGTCTGTTGCTCAGTCAGCCGCCTACGCACTTGGCCGTAAGACCGACGAACTGATCGTCGCCGCTATGGACGCTGGTGCAAACGCAACACAAGTTGCTGATGCCACAGGTGCTTTGGTTAAAGGCGACCTGCTGACAACTTTCGAGTTGTTTGGTTCAGCCGACATTCCAGAAGACGGACAGCGTTACATCGCTATGTCACCTGCTGGTTATGCCGACTTGTTCAGCATCAACGAGTTCGCATCAAGCGATTACGTTGGCGACCAAAATCTGCCATTCGCTGGCGGCATGACAATGAAAGAGTTCTTGGGCTTCAAGATCTTCTCAACGTCTGCTGTTGCTGGTGGCAAGAACTTTGCCTACCACAGTTCTGCTGTTGGTCTGGCTGTTGGTTCAGATGTCGCTACCGAAGTGAACTACGTTCCACAGAAAGTGGCTCACTTGGTAACTGCTCACATGAGCATGGGTTCTGTTGCTATCGACAGCAATGGTATCTACGAACTTCTGGACAACAACTAAGTCTAGTGTTTGGAGGGGCAGGTTCGTCCTGCCCCTCATTACTACCAATAGCGAGGCGACATGGCATCCACAGTAGCTAATAGTGCAATCGACATTTGTTCACGGGCTTTGATCCTTATTGGGGCAGAGCCTATTACTTCTTTTGAAGACAATACAACTGAGGCCCTTGTTGCTGTAAATATGTATGAAGACGTGGCGCAAGCAAGTTTGTGCGACACACGCTGGCGTTTCGCCACTGAGCAAGCCCAGCTTGCCCGACTATCTGAAGAACCTACTGGCCGTTTTGACGCCGCATATCAACTTCCATCAGGGACACTTATGCTGAACGCAGTCACTATCGCAGACCAGCCAATCAATTACACAGTATACGGCGACAAGGTATTTTGTGATGCCAGCGAGAATGAGGAAGTTATTGCAGACTTTATATTCCGCGCTGAAGAAATTAACTGGCCCTCTTACTTTACGCTTGCCGTTGAGTATAGCCTAGCGGCCATTTTTGCTAGTTCTATTGCTCGAAATGAATCTCTGACTTCCATCATGGAGCAGAAGAAGTCTATCTTGATGGCAAAGGCGCGTAATCTGGACAGCCAGCAAAACACTACACGCAAACTAACGACATCGAGGTTCATCAACGAAAGGCGGTCATAATGGCTAAACTAAAGATACCGCTTCACAGCTTTCAATACGGTGAACTAAGCCCATCATTTACATCGCGCGTTGATGCCGCAGTCTATCAGGCTGGCGGTCAGAAGGTGCGTAACTTTATTATTCTTAACGAGGGCGGTGTAAAGAAGCGTCCTGGTGGAGAGTTTATTTACAAGTTCTCTGATAGTGTAGACACTGCCAATCGCCTTGAGATTCGAGCAGAGCCATTTACCTTTTCTGACGATGAGGAATACATCCTGTGCTTTAAGAACAATGCGCTAGATATATTCTTTATTAACCCCACTACTGGAGAGGTTGACACAACCCCCGTGACCCTTAGTGGCGCAACTGACTGTCCCTGGACGACTGCCACTATTCCCAGCCTTACCCTTGCTTCATCTGGGGATGTAACAATTATCTGTCATCCAACCATTCCGACGCGCGTATTGCGCAGAACTGGCCTTAAAACCTTTGCGTCTGAAGTCTTTGCTTTTGATGATAATGGTAATGACGATACACCAACGCATCCATACTTTAAGTTTCAGGCCTCTGGTGTAACCTTAACCCCGTCTGCTGTCACTGGAACAGGCATTACAGTTACATCTAGTGCGGATTATTTTGTCAGCGATCATGTCGGGTCATACCTACTGATCGGTAGCACGCCGTGTGAGATTAAAACCTATGTTAGTGCAACTGAAGTTACTGTGGACATTAGTGGAACCATTCTTCGTAGGTTGCTTCCAGATTCTGTTGAAGTGTTTGATGGCACTGATATTGTTCAAGTTACTATGGCTCTCCATGGCTTGGCTGTTGGTGACTCTTTTGACATTGATCGTGTGGGTGCTTTGGGTGGCCTTAACGCGAGTCACATGGAGGGAACCAAAACAGTAGCTCGCGTTATTGATCTAAATACATTTGAATACACTGCTGGCTCTAACGCATCCTCCTCCGCTATTGGCGGTGGCTCTGTAGAGATTTCTTCTACAGCCCCAACCCCTGAATGGTATGAGCAGTCTTATTCCACTGTTCGCGGTTATCCTGGGGCGGTTACATTCCACGAGGGCCGCTTGTGGTTTGCTGGAACAACGTCACAGCCTGGTCATGTCTGGGCCTCCCAATCCAACACGTTCTTTAACTTTGATGTGGGTGACGGTAGCGATGATGACGCTATTGACCTAAACTCAAACTTTGGTGAATACTCTCAAATCCTGCACTTGGTGGTTAATCGTGACCTGCAAATCTTTTCTGCAAGCTCCGAGTCCTTTATCCCTGCCTTTACTGACCGCCCAGTTACCCCTGCAAACGCCATAGTGAAGCGTCAGACGCCATTTGGGTGTTCTCCTATGCGACCCCAGCCGTTTGATGGCGCAACGCTTTATACGCAAGCCTCTGGCAAGATGCTGGGTTCTTATGTCTACAGTGAGGTGGAGCAAGCCTACAACACTGAGAACGTCTCTGTGACCGCACAACACTTGATGCGCGACCCTATTCAGTCTGCAAGCATTAAGGGTGGTTTTGATCGAGCAGAGTCTTACTGCTTTATGGTCAATGATGACAATACCGTTTCTATTTTCTACTCTTCTCGTGGCGACAAGAGAGCAGGGTGGATGTTGTGGGATACGCCTGGCAAGTTTCATAGTGTCTGTTCTGTAGATCGCAATGTGTATGCCATTACAATTCGGGACGATGGTGATGGCACAGACTCTTACTTCCTTGAGAAGTTCAACACTGAAATGCCAATGGACTTCTGCGGTGAGTTTACTGGGACTGCTGGTGTCTTTACTGTTAGCTCTCAGTTTAGCAATGGTGCTGTCGTAAAGGTGGTTAGCGGCACAGACTATCTGGGTGAGTTTACTGTGTCTGGCGGTCAGGTAGATGTGTCATCTGTTAAAGAAGTTACTACTGCCTACATTGGGTATCAGTTTGATCCTATCCTAGAGACAATGCCTATCGATGCGATAACATCTGGTGGCCCTATAACGGCTGGTCCTCGTAAAATTGATATGGTTACTCTCGATCTTGAGGACACACTGTCTGCCGCAGTCAATGGCAAGGATATGATTATTAGAAATACTACCGATGACTTTTCACTTGATAGGAATAAGTTTACAGGTAGGAAAGAATTTAGGTTGATTGGAATTGGTCGTGACCCTACTGTTACTGTTACGCAGTCTGTTCCATTCGACTTGCAGATTAATGGTATGGTAATTGAGGTAACATTCTAATGGAACCAACAACATATTTAGCAATGGCGGCAGTATCTTCAATAGCGGGACTTGGTGCTGGCAAAAAAGCCGCTAAAGCCGCTAAACGAGCCGCCGCGCGTCAAGCTCAAGAAATTGAGTTTCAGCGTTTTCAGGTAAGAGAGATTGCAACACAACAGCATCTTAATCGAACAGAGCAGTATGCTCAGACCGCTTCTCAGAATAGAGCCGCCGCCGCTTACATGGGGCGCAGTGATCGAAGCATTGAGGCACTTCGTAGGCGTGAGGCCGCATTATATGGCCGTGATGTAGATCGCATTCGCACACAAGAAGAACGAGAGGTAGCAAACCTCTACAGTCAAGCTAGGTCAGTTCGCGCTGGTGGTAGGGCCCAAGCATCAGCAATTAAGGCTCAAACTTACGGAAGTCTTCTTAGCACCGCAATGACTGCGGCGGCGATAGCATAGGTAAATCATGGTAGAAATTAAAAGAACTCGTCCAGGTCAATCTGTTCTTAACAAAAGAATTGGTGTTGTAAATACGCGCACCAATAAACAGGACCTATACAAAGCACAAGCTGAGTCTTTCTTCAACATAAGTCAAAGCGGATTAAAAATTGCCGCCCAGTTAGGGCAGGAAAAAGCTAGAGAGTATGCTCTTGGTGCGCCGTTGGATGCTCGTGATGAAAACGGCACATTGATTCCAGCTAAAATGCCAGAAGATGTTTGGGTTGGTCGTGCTGGTCGTGCAGATGCAAAAGAAATTTTAGATAAACGCTATATGCTAAAAAGCAAAATTGATATTGATGATTTTGCGCAACGGGCTCTTATAAGAAACCCCCAAAATCCTGATCAAGTTAAAAATGATATAACAAATTATATCTATCAAACCCAAAAAGTATTAGAAGATCAGGGGGATATTATTCTTGCTAATGAATTTGGCGAGATGGGGTATGAGACTGCTAGTCAATACACGCTTAAAGCGGAGCAAAACAAAGCAACCCTTGAGTCTAAGCTTGACCTAGACAATGTAATTAATGTTCAGGCAAAAATGGTTAATGATCTTTCTATGAGAGTTGCTAATGGTGACACAACAGTTGCCGAAGCCTCTAGTATCATTGATGGTATGGCAAAAGACAGCATGGCCTTTTATGGGCAAACGGTTGCTGGCTCTAATGACTTTCGCCGTAGATTTAAGTTGGCCGCTTTTGAAAAAAGTGTAACTGCTAACTTTGTTAACTTGAGCGAAAGTCAGGTAGATAGAGTTATTATTGACCTTATGGCTTTAGACCCCAAAAGTCCTATTGCAAAAGCAAAGCCAGAACTGTTTAAGTTGTATCAAGATATGGACCAACAAACGCGCGGTGCGGCTGAGTCCCACATGAGCAGTGTAAGAGTTAAACTTATAAATGACCGCAAGGAAGAAAAAGCCTTACTTGAGATTAGTAGAAAAATTAGCGGTGGAACCGCTACATCAGCAGAACTAGATACTTTTCTTCGAGCCAATGGTCTTTCTGGAGAGAACAGATACGCTACTCCAGAAAACAGAGAAGAGGTTGTTGGTTATCTCAAGCAAGCTGGTTCTTTAGACACTCAGTTAATTAGTGATGTTCGATTTATTTTAAGCGGAAACAGTCTTAACACCCGAGAAGCTCCCAACAAGGACATACAAGTTTTACAGTTTGCCTTTGCCGCACTGCGTAATGATACTTCTTTCAGAGGTAGACCACAGTTTAACTCTCGTATGGGTTTAGAAATTGAAGAAGTTAGCAAGCTACAAAACCTGCAAAATGCTTTTGACCAGGGGCCAGAACGCTTTGGCTCAACACTTAATAGAATCCAGAACACTCAAGCCAGTTACGATTTAATCAGCACTATTGTTGGCTCAGAATACGCTGGTAAAGATACAGATACAATCGCCGCAAAGATTCTTGCCCATTCCAGTTTTGATGAGATGTCTGCGGAGGCTAAAAGAGACATGAAGAATGTTCTTTTGGACTCCATTATTTTAACTGGCAGTGCAAGGGAGGGTATTGAAAAGACTCGTGAGGAATTCGAAAAATACTATACAGAGTCTAACTATAGTGAAGGCCTGACGCGGGATGCTCCAGAAGAAAGATTTCCAGAATTAGCACAGGACAAAGACCATCGCCATAATTTTTGGTCTTGGGCATTAGACAGCTTTAAGGGAGATCGCAACAAACGTGGTCAATTCTATGTATCAGAACAGGAAGCGCAGGAGTTTGCTCCACGCAATCCATTCAATAATTATGTAGATAATGTATTATCATATTCTACAAACCCCTCTCTTACTGTTGATGATGTTTGGCTTGATACAGAGGTTGGTCTTACAGACAAAGAACGAGTTGTTTATACTCTTCGTGAAAGAAAAACCAACAACCCAGTTATGTTTGGAAACGGTAGCCAAGTAAAAATAGACAGCAATCATTTTCAAAACTTATTGAAGGTTGAAGCTTTACGCGATAAAGAATTTGAGTCTCGCTTAGCGTTTGGTGCAGAGGAAGCAGAGGCTATTGCTTACTCAATGGCTGGATACATTGGGCAACGCCCTGGCAATACTATTCTTGGCATGATTAGTAAGCAGGTTGACAGAATCAGACAAACCCGAAGACGTGATGATGAGCTTTTGTTTGCCTCTCCAGAATACTTGCAGGGTAAAGTTCTTGATTTCTTTGACAGACCAGACGGTGTAGATAACAGATATATTGATTCTGACGCATCTTTTAACTTGAATCGAAAGGCAAGAGAAGCTCTCTTGGCTGGGCCATCTGGGAAGGGTAAGTAAGTGAGAGACAATTATATCAAGGGTTATGGAAGCAATTCTATTACGTTAAAAAAAGACCCGACATTTTCAGAAAGTTTTAGCGCGGCATTTGGTTATCAATACTCTCCCATAATTAGGGCAAGCCAAGAGCAAATGATGTTTGGCAGTGCCGAGGTTGACCCTGGCTTTAATCCCCTTATGGATATTGAGGGATACGAGGGCTTCGAAGAAGAGTTAAGTCGTGCAAAAAACAGAGGCCATTCGGACTTTATTAAAAAGGGGTTGGATGTTAATCGACAATATCGAGGCACACTAGCTGAAGCCGATTTCTTTTCTGGTGCGCTTGTTGCTGGGTTAGTCGATCCATTAAACTTGGCCTTTGCTTTGCCTGTTGTTGGTCAGCTTGGTTTGATTGCAAAGGGTGGTATGGGCGTTAAGCAAGCATTGGCGGCAAGTGCAGGAGGTGGTTTTGTTGCTGGTGGAGTATCTGAGGGGCTTCGCGCACCGTTTGATCCATTAAACACAGAGCAAGAAACTGCGCTAAACCTTCTTACTACCACCGCATTCAGTAGCGTATTGGGCACAATCCCTAGTGCGGCCCGAAGTGTTTCTGGCAGTTATGCTAAGTCTGCTGGCAAATTGCGAGATTTAACTCGAGGAGAAATGGGCGACGAGCTAGATGGCCTTAAGATTACAAGAGTTCAGACAGACATAGACGCAACTGTTGCTTCTACAAAAACTGGCATTGTTATAAATGAAACCAAGTTAGATAAAGACTTTGATCGCAAGGCTTGGGTAAACACTGCCGATACTCCAGTGGGGGTTGTTCCTATTCCAGAAAACTCATTCAACTCAGCTAAAGAGTATGGTGACTTTTTGGTTCATGTGGAAGCCCTTCGCAAAACTTCTAAAAGACAGCCAGGTGAAGAACAGTCAGTCTACACTAATAGAATTAACCAAGAAGCACTTGACCGAACATACTCTGGCTATGGTTTAAAAAGCACTCCGTTTGTTGATAGCATTTGGTTTAAGTTAATACCAACACCAGGCAAAACAATCTTGTTAGATCCAGATGTTCCCAACTGGGTTAAGCGTTCTTATCAGTTAATGGAAGGCAATGGCGCAATGGCAATGGAGCGAAACATTGCTGGCAAGGGAACGCAGTCTATTCGTCAGCGTATACCTGTATATACCGTAAGGGCGCGATCCTTGATCGAGTCTGTTCGTCGTGAATATAACATGGAAGTTAAGGGGCGTGAGGCTACACAGCAAATCGCTGGCTTAAACCTTGATGACAAGAAAACAATGATTGGTCTAAAGGGTGACTTTGACAAGTGGTTTGAAAGAACACTGGATCGGTTTATCGAAGCTAGTGATCCACGCAAACGTGAAAAACTTTATGCCACCGCTACTGATGCAGAAAAGAAAGCATTTGAGTTTGTCCGCACTTGGTATGATGACTTCCTGCAAAGCAGTCAGGACGTTGGCTTGCTTCGCAATGTTAAAAACATTGATAAGTTTCTTGCCAAAGCCAAGCTAGACTTGGAGGCACTTCGTATGCGCCAGCAGGACGTAGATACTGGAACTGTAAAAGATTCCGTAGACGCTAATGGTGTAAAGTTATCTGAAAGTCTTATTAAGCAATCAGATGAGCTAGAAAGAGATATTAAATACTATGAGGGCTATAAGAAGTATTATGCTGGCTCCCGTAGTGACT